CAAATACTTATCAACATTAATTTCTGGGGCTTGCTTTTTTTTACCAGTGCGAGCTTGGCGAATATTGTCCATCATGCTATACAAACGTTTTGCACCAGCATCGGTAGATCCGTTGCCTAAATGAGACACCACATCAGCAGGAACTACAAACTCCCCATCGGCTAAACGAGCAGGTTGTCTACCACCAATAACACCAGGAATGGAGTCAGACATCCCATCACCAGGACCTTTAAGCATTCTGCCGCCATCAGAATACCCGCCTAAACCAGCAATGCCTCCATTAGCCATGTTAAAACCACCTGCAGCCATACCAACATTGTCCGAACCAGTTTCATCATCAAATGAATGAGGAACATTAGAATTCATAATGCCACCTACCGCTGCGTAAGTAGGTCTGTAGTATGGGCTAGGTTGTGACGCTCTAGAAGGCTGATAGTCAGAGCTTATTTTGTAACCTTTTAAACGTTTATCATATTCGTCTTCTTTATAACCACCACCAGCGGATGGACGTTTTTGATTACCCAATAACTGTAAGGCTGTTGTTCCAGCTAAACCATAACCAAGCATTTTTGCTCCACTTAAGCCAGCAGTAGTACCAGCTCCAGTAGTACCTAAAGTTCCTGCTACGCTTGGAAGAGAGGACGCAGTTAATCCGCCAATTCCAGTAGCAACAGGAGCGCCTACAGCAGAAGGTGCTAATTGCAATGCGGAATTAGCGCCCATAGAACCACCAGCTCCAGATGTTGCAGATAAACCAGCTCCACCACCGCCACCGCCACCAACGCCAGCAGCAACAGGAGCAGTAGCAGGAGCACCAAAGAATGGTCCAGCCATAGCTGCTTGAGTAGCGGCACTACCAGCACCCATAGAGCCAATGCCATATGCGCCAGCGCCACCAATAGCAGCACCAGTTAACATACTGTTTAATATATTGCCATCGCCAGTAATAGCGCTATAACCACCGCCTACTCCAGCACCAATAAGTGCGCCACCGCCAACAACAGCAGCTGTGCCTTCTAAACCAACTGCTCCTCCTACGAGTAGAGCTACGTCAACGAATGCCATATTAGTTTCCTTCCTCTAATAGATTCTTAGAGTTATCTACAAACATATTTTCTAATTTTTGAATATCTGTCTCATCCGTTGAGTAAATATTTTGAAATATTACTGTCTCAATAATGTAAGCTACCTTACGACCAGGCTTTGCCATAAAAGTCATAGGGGCTATTAGCTCATATCTTGAGCCATCTGGATTCACAATAATCATGCGTCCAGACATCATATTACACAGGTGTTCTACTTTGTGATGTTTGCCAACAATTACTGAGCCAGCTGGCATGGTAATTTCTTTAATATACAGACCTGGACCAAAATGGTGTTTTTCTTCGCACTTGATCTGCTGGATATCTTTACTGGTACCAAGCAAAACTCCTACCTTCTTTTCTAGAAAGCTAGATATCTTTGTTTTAGATACAGTTAAATTCATATTGTTGCCTTGAATTTGTACTTAGGGTTATTTGATTCTTCTATTCTTGCGCCTAATTTTTGAAATATTTGGGCAGTAATTGGCGCTGGAATTGTGTCATAAACCGTATTAATGCCTTTATCTTTTAAATACTTATAGAAATAGCGCATGTCATTTGCCAGATCTCTTATTGTTCCAACGGTAAAAAAATGAACTTGAGCTGTTCCTTGACCAAGGTTTTTTATACCCATTACCGAACTTTCAAATGGGACAAGTTGCAATCCATTAGCAATCTCTTTTTTAACCCCAGCTAACGATTGTTCTACTGGTAAGCCTTTATTTTTAAAGTAATTAGCAATTACTTTCATTATTTGAATTTGTTCAATTTGACTGTTTGCATCTGCTAGGCCGCCCTTTGCCATAGCTTGAGCTGCTGGCATAGGAACTCCCTGTGGAGCATCCGTTGCTTTAGCAAGACTTTGTGCCTGATATGTTGATGTATCAATTAGACTGTCAAAGAAGCTCATAAATGCCTTGTAAAATAATTTATCATATTATGGTCACCGTTACCGTCCCTACTCTAGCTGTGGCTGACACTCCGTATAAATAAGAAATATAGGGTACAACAATCTTTAAATTTTCGCCAACTTGAAATACAGTACCGTTTGGCAAATTGTACCCTGATGTGGGTAATTTTAATAGACTGATACCGTCTGCTTGCAAGGGTACAGTTGAGTCTAATTGCGTAAAATAAAGCCTTAAAACCCCAATAAGCTGGGAAAACTGCTGTTGATCGTATTCGAATGGCGCAAGCGGAAGAGCTGGCGCACGGAATTTTTGCATTCCCATTATCTGTGCCCATCTGGTCTGCCGTCTACTCTAGGGCTGCCTAACTGCCATTGAACCCCTAATTCCGTAGATTCAATCTCAATTGCCATCTGCCGTGCCCTAGTTCTCATAAAGATTTGATCTGTATAAACATCTACAGAAGTCTGGATAACTCGTTCGGAGTCTATATTGGAATAAGCACTGCCAGGAAAGTTGCGGGGTTTTATGTACATATTAACCGCAGGTAAAGTAGCGGTTGAACCATCAAAACTAAGGTCAGGGATAATACGTTTGGTTAGGATAAATTCGTCCCCATCTGCAAGATCGGAATCCGAAGAAGCTATATAAGACACCATTGGCAAAACATTATCATCCACGCCTTGTTCATGATTGTAAATAACGCTAGAGGCGGTTATGCTGGTCTGCACAACTAATTGAGAAATATTAATAGTGTAAGTACCTATTCCACCTATGCCCGTACCCAAGGCGGTAATTATAGTGCCCGTAGCAACTCCCGTGCCGCTAATAACACTTCCCACCTGCAAAATGCCAGCCTCAACAGCTGTAACCGTTAAAGTTGTACCTGTAATAGATCCAGTTACATAAGTTCCTGTTAGTGCTTGAGGATATGGTCTAAGTGAAGAGTCAGACCATGCGGTGCGGTCAATTTTGCCGTAGTACCATATTTTTTCTAGATGATTAAATATGACATAAGCATTATTGATGTTACTGTCTGCTGTTGGATAGAACCACCAAACCTCATTCCAACCTTCATTAGTGCCAGAAATAATTTGGTCAGCCTGATCGTAGTTTAAATTTCCAAATACATGATTTCTAAGGCTGCAGGGCAAAGTTTCAACTCGTCCACTATAAGCATAAAATTTATCATGTCCGAACCAATATGCTACGTTATTAACACCAACTACCGAGCGTGGGCTAAGAATAGAGATGTTGTCAGAAAGTTCTGTTAAACCAAATACATCGGCTGTCCCCAAAAACTGCAATGAATTTAACGTGCCATCTGTAAATACAAGGATTTCTTGGCGGGTTGCAAGAGCACAAACAATTTCAGAACCACGGGAAACTCGCAAAAATCCTGCTGAATTAGTGACTAGCGGTGTCCAAACATTGGGCTGATCTTGCGTTGCCCAGCGAATTAGCAGTGGGTCAAACGCTCCACCACCATAAGGGGTGCAACCAAAAGCTAGTAAATGTTTATCGTTTTGAGACACCAAAACTTGCGTAGCTTGAGTAGGTACATCTGAAGGGACTACCCCGCTAATAGTTGTAGTTGCTAAAGGTGTGGCTGGAGTTGCTAACCCGTCTACGTATTTCCAATAATAAATGGCACCTTTGCGAATATTGGCTACCATGTCGTTATCAAAGTTTTGTATAAACCAATCTCGCTGAGAAACAAACACAGGGGCAGATGCGCCAGAACCCCATGAACCACGACCCCATGAACCTGCTCCCCATCCATAACCTGCAACTGCAATATCATTTCCTACATTAATTTGAAATTTGGCTGTAATATTTGTTCCACCGCCAGTAGTCGAAGATGTGGCTGCCGTAGCAGCGGTAATCCTAAAAGAGTTTGCATCTACATAGGTAATAATAAATTCAGTATTAAGGTTTGGTGCTGTAATACCACCAACTGCCACCGCACCAGAAAAAGTTACATAATCTCCGTCTATTGCCCCATGAGATGTAATAGCAACTGTAATGGTTTTAGACCCATTGACTGTGGTAAAACAATTATTAGTAGCTGGGCTAGTACTTGTTTGGCGTATTGGTGTAATGTCGTATAAGGTTTGTCCTGCATCAATATAAAGTTTTTTATTTGTGCCTAGGGCTAGATAATTATCTCCAGCGGTAGTAATCCAGTTAAATACTTGTCGACAAATTCCTACAACGGTAAATGTCCCATAACGCAACCAACCGCCTATTTTTTGTGGAAATCCAGAACGAAAGCGTATTTTGTCGCACTCATACCAACCGCCCTCATTGGAGTAGTTAGTTTGATCCCTGTTTAAACCTGGACGATATTGTAGTTTTTGTAGTGGCATACGGGTTTACCCTAATACTGACAATGCTTTCGCAATTTTGGCTTTACGGTCATCTAACCCAATCAAGCCACCATTAATACGTTTAGTCATTGTCTCAAGATCTGAGACATCTGCCAAGCTGTTTAAACCTTTCTTGTTCCAAAACCATCCTGCGGAAAGGCAAGCGTATCGTGGATCCAGCAATAAAGCAGGGTCAGCAAGAAGATTAACGCCAATACCAGATCCGCAGTTTGCATAATTTTCCTTGCCAGTTAGCTGAATGAGACCTCTGCCTAAGTACTTGGAAGCCTCTTCTTCGCTGGTATTGCCTAGTCTACCGTTATAAACCTTACCCGCTATTTTGGCTGGCTGGCGAGCATACTGGTCAGCTATCTCTTTAGTAGGGAAACGGCTAGACCAAGTTTTCATTAGACCTTCAGCGCTGTAGTTTAGGTTTTCTTGCAAAGTCTTGAAATTACCAGACTCATGAGCACACTGACCAATAAACGATGCTTGACGGATAGGTGTAGAGATGTCATATTTAGCAAATGTCTCCTCTAAAGGGGCAAGCCACTTGTGGTCAATACCCAGTTTGTCTAGCTGGTCATACGTCATTTTAAAGGTGTAGAGTTGTGAATCATTTGGTCTTTTGCTTGAGAGCTGGCAGAACTACCAAAATAAAAAGCAATAATGCCTGTCCATGCAGTTCCAAGAGATCCTAGCATTAACATTAGGGCATCGGAAGTCATAATCTTGCCAGACATCAACCCGATCAAAATGCTAAAGAACCCAACAGTTACCAAGATAGATAACACTGGTGGAACTATTGATTTAGTTTCTTTTTGTAAGTCACGGGCAGACGCGCGATCTTGAACGGCTAACTGTTCAAAATTTAAACCTAGTTGTTGTGCATGATCTTTTAATTCAATTTCTGCCTGTTTCAAACTAGCGATTTGGTCAGCGTTTAATTTACCGCTGTCAATAACATCTTGGACTTTATTTTCATCAACTCCCAATACTTTAGAAATTGCTGTGACAGCAAGACCCGCAAGAGGGCCACCCAAGCAAGTAGCGATAGTAGGTGCAATTTGTTTAAGCCAATCCATATTATTTACCCTTTATAGCCCCAAGTTAAATACCACGCAATTAATGCTGCAAGTGCAAAACAGTACAACTGAACTCTTCTGACCGCCTTAATATCATGTTGATATTCTTCATTGTCTTTTCTTTGAAGGTTTTCAATATCTAGTTTAATTTTAAGCACCGCTTCCCATTCTTTAGCGCCATACTTTCGTACAAAATCAATCTTTAATTTTGCCTCCTCATCGGAGATTTGCTTCTTATGCTTCCATGCTTCAAGCGCTTTAATCAGCGCTATTTCTTTCTTTGCTTCTGCTTCCCGTCTTTCCCGTAGTCTGTCTTGGGCTTTCTTCTGGGCTACCTCTAAACCATCTTGTTGTATGCCTTCAATGCTTTTGGACAAACCTTTAGAGGCTTCTCGACTTGCATCAAGACTCCCACTAAGAGTTTTTACTCCTTCGGATAAACCAAACGGATCGGGCATAAAGTTTCACTTACATTACTCCGCCACCAGCGGCAGGTACGGATGTCGCATGAATGGATATATGTTGCTTAAGGTTTAAAGGAGCATTGCAGTCTGAGCAGACATCGGCTTGTAACTCGGCTATATCTAAGTCGTAGCCACAAGCCGAACACACCACTTCTATTTCGTGGTGCGGCTCAATCAGTCCACCTTCTAATGTTCTTGCTTCTATAGTCTGTTTCATAATGATGTTTTACCAAATTTAACTTCGTTCCACACCCGTTCATGGCACCAGTAAATAAATGGTTTTACAACCATTTCTGTTGCCCCAATGCCAAGCGACAATACAAACTGCCCTGTAACCAAATAAGCAATGATGATAGTTGTCAGGGTACCGCAGCACCTATAGCTATAAGCTTTGACAATACTTCTGACAACGGTTTCATTCAATGCCCATCTCCTTGCGGATCTTGGTGGCGCTAATGTCAGTTATTGACTTATCAAACGATTCTTGCTCAATCTTGTAGCCAACATCTCTGCCATAAGTGATATTGACAATATTAGGCACAACTTGAATCTCATACTGCCCTTGGAACAAGGGGTCTAAATCACGCTTGATATAGCCCTTTACTTGCTCAATAGCAAAAGGATTAGATCCTTGCCATCCTTGGCAGTCACGAATCTGAATCACCACTTGCCCCGTTTTAGCAACGGCACGTTCAAATAGCGCTCTGTGACCTTCATGCCACGGTTGCCATCTACCTAACATCTGAACAGTTTCTTTTTGCCAGTTAAAGGTAGGTCGTCTGCGGTTTTCAATAATGTGGTTACCAATGAACTCAGCCCACTTCTCGCAGTTCTGTTCCGTCACACGGAAATCATAGACCTCTGGGGGAACGAATGCTTTATTGGTATCTTCAAAGCGACCAGCATCAATGGTATCCATCCAGATTGTCCAATCCGCCTTGAAGTTATTCCGCATCTCAACCAAAGGAGCAACAAAGTCACAGATCACATAATCACCGCCAGCAGACAAGGCAAACTCAGCCATGCGTAAAGATTGACGAATCCGCCCTTCTTTTGAAAAGTCCCAATCATTGTATTTCTTACGCACTTCATCAGCATTGAACCACTTTACTTGACAACCAAAGTTACCAATGTGTTCGTTCAAAGCACGAGCATAGGACATATCACCATGCTCTTCTAAATAGGTTTTTAACGCCTGCGCTAAGAAGGTCTTACCAGAACCTGGCAGACCCATGATGAGGATCTTTTTCAATTACGCTCCTTGGATTGTATTAGCGTTCAATTCAGCTTGAGTGACATCTAACTCTTCTTGAGTAGTGGCAGCGTTAATTTGAGCGCAGATGTCCTGATAGCGAACCTGAGCAGCTGCCACAACGGTAGCGTCATAGTGGCTGTCTGGGTTGCCGTCTGTCTCTAGGGCAGATTGCTGAGCAACTACCTGATTGAACTGACCAGCGGCTTGACCGAGTTGGCTGTTCTTGCGTGTTGGGATGTCGTAATCAAACACAGTCCATACAATTTCAACAGGGTCTTTAGAGCAGTCATAGACTGGTCCGTTTAAACCTTGACGATAAGGTACTGGTGTTGGTTTGATTTCAACTGCGTTCTTCCAGCCGTCTTGACCGACTGGTACGGGTGGCGTAGTGTCAATGCACTGTGCCATTTCGTTGTTTACTACTTGTACATAATATGCCATTTTAATGCTCCTTTTGTTGTTAATTTACTGCAATACCATAATTAGAATAACCATTTTGTGCAACAATAGACCACGAAGTTAAAGCGCCAATTTGTTTTGGTGAAGAATAACTTGTAGTGTTGCCAAGCCCTAGTTGACCAGAAGGGTTACGCCCCCATGTCCACAGGGTTCCATTTGTTTTGATAGCAGAACAAAAACCATAAGATGATGAAACTTGTAACCAATTTGTCAGCGCACCGACTTGTTTTGGGGAAGAATACCCAGTTGTATTGCCAAGCCCTAGTTGACCATTTGCGCCAGTTCCCCAAGTCCATAAGGTGCCATCCGTTTTTACTGCAATAGAATTATAGTACCCTGCTGAAACACTAAGCCAATTTGTTAATCCGCCAACTTGTTGTGGAGTAAAATAAGTTGATAAGTTATTTAATCCCAATACTCCTTGTGAACCATTACCCCAAGACCATAATGTTCCGTTAGTTTTAATTGCTAATGTATGAACGCCAGCAGCGCAAACAAAAACCCAATTTGTTGCACTACCGACTTGTTTTGGAGATGAGTAATAAGTGGTATTGCCTAATCCTAATTGACCATATTGATTTTTACCCCAAGCCCATAAAGTTCCGTCTGTTTTAATAGCTGTTGAATAACTTCTTCCGCCAGAAATAAAACTCCAAGTATTTAATGCGCCAACTTGTTTAGGTGAAGAATAGTTAGTGGTGTTTCCAATTCCTAATGCACCAAGAGAATTATTGCCCCATGACCAAAGAGTTCCATCGGTTTTAATTGATAAAGTATGGTATTCGCCAGCTGATATTTTATACCAAGTAGTTAAGGCGCCAACTTGCACTGGGGATGATTGCTGTATTGTATTTCCAATGCCTAACATACCTTGAGCGTTGTACCCCCATGCCCATAATGTGCCGTCTGTTTTTAATGCTATTCCAAAAAAACCAATTGGTCTTGCCCCTGCAACAGATGCCCAATCATTTAATGCACCAATTTGTTTAGGAGACGAGTAGTAAGTTAAATTATTTAACCCTAATTGACCATTGCCGCCTTGACCCCAGCTGTATAGCTTAATAGATGGTGGTACGGGCCAAGTACCAGCGCCTTTAGCTGCGCTTGCTGAGTTCAGCTTCCAGATGCCTGTGTATTGGGTGTATGGGTATGATATTGGCATATTAGTATTGAAGGGCTATTATTGCAAATGAAGATCCTGCTCTGCCTGTTAAATACCAAGTTGTTGCAGCGCCAACTTGTTTTGGGGATGAATAGCTTGTTGTATTGCCCAAACCTAATTGACCACCTAAACCATAACCACAAACCCAAAGTGTGCCATCTGTTTTAATAGCATAAAGAGTAGTATATCCACCTGTAACGGAAGACCAAGTATTTAAAGAACCTATTTGTTTTGGGGAAGAATAATTTGTAGTGTTGCCTAATCCTAATTGACCATATTGGTTTTGTCCCCAAGACCACATTGTTCCGTCTGTTTTAATGGCATAAGCATTATCTCTACCATTTTGAGTAGTAGACCAATTAGTTAATGCACCAACTTGAGTTGGTGATGAAATTGCATATGTTGAATTTCCTAAACCCAATTGTCCATACGGATTGTAACCCCAAGACCACAATGTACCATCTGTTTTAATGGCAAATGCATTTGCATAAGAAGCAGATAATTTTAACCAATTGGTTAATGCACCAACTTGTTTTGGTGATGAATAATTTGTTGTGTTACCTTGACCGATTTGTCCAGCAAAACCCTGTCCCCAAGCCCAAAAAGTTCCATCTGTTTTGATGGCATAAGAATTTCTACCTCCTGCTGCTATAGCCACCCAATTAGTTAAAGCACCAATTTGTTTGGGGGAAGAATAATCTGTGGTATTTATAAGACCAAGTTGACCGCTACTATTTAAACCCCAAGCCCACAGAGTTCCATCTGTTTTTAATGCAATTGTATGATATTGACCACAAGCAACTGTTGACCAAGTAGTTAAAGCGCCAACCTGTTTTGGAGAGGAATAACTAGTTAGATTACCAAGTCCTAATTGACCACCGCCTCCATCACCCCAAGACCAAAGCGTTCCGTCTATTTTTGTAGAAACAGAAAAACTAACACCCATAGATATACTTTTCCAATCAGCTGAAAAACCAACTTGTTTTGGACTAGAATAATTTGTTGTATTACCAAGACCTAACTGCCCAGAACCGTTTTGCCCCCAACTATATAAATAAGGTAAATAAGTGGGCGTAGTTGCAACCAAGGTGTTTAACCCTGGCTTTACAATAGCGTTGGCATACCGATAGCTCATTAACTTACCATTCTGATAGGTTGCTTGGTTACATTCAATTTAGACTTAATGCGGTCAAACGGGGCTGTCCAATCACCAAACACTTCTTGGCGGAATAGCGTCATACTATTATAGTAGGGTGTCTTATCACCGTCTAGGGCATACAGGAAGTAAGGCATAACTGGTGTTACCACCCATGTTTCAACGCCCATAGCAGCGGATAAGTGGGATACCGATGTGCAACTAGATATAACCAAATCGCAGGAGGCAATTGCATTTTGTGTATCTTCCCAGCTATTTAACGGAACCTGACGAACCCAAGGTGGACAAGCATCAACGCCTTCATCACGCTGGAGAGAGATAAACTCATACTCGTCAGACTTAACGGCATCGAACATCATTTCGTATGGAAACTTTTTATGGTGTTCATGCTCAAATGTAGGGTTGCCCTGCCAACGCAGACCGATACGCTTTTTGCGCCCTTTGATGGCGATTGGCTTGTCAATGTAGGGCGCACCCTTCAAGTCCTTTAATTCGTATCCTAGAGGTACTACAGCGCTCATACCAGCTACCCAGTAGTCATGGTATACCCCATACTCAGCGCCATGTTGCACCACAGCAGAAACGCCATCTAATTGGTTAAACATTGGTACAAGAGCGCCAGTGCAAGCAACCACAACTTTATTGCCACGGTCAGCGATGTCTTTAGCGTAACGAACTTGATGAATCTGATCTCCCAAACCGCCTTCTAAATAGAGCAGGATTGTGCCTTTTGACTTGCCATCCCATTGCTGGGTGACTGTCTCTGGGTGCTTGTTACCAAATACACCAACAAAACGACCCCTATCCATGAGCTGATAGCCCTTTTGAATCTGCCCTTGACGCAGTGCATACCAGCCACGGTTGTAAGCCGCACGATGGTTATTAGGTTCATTGGCTTCTAACTTTTGCGCTAGGCGTAGTCCTTCAACAAAATCACCAGATGTAGAAGCGGCTAATTGGAGGTCTAAGTCTGTTAACTCTGGAACTGTACGGGGTGTTGCTAACCAGAACTCAGGCTGGCAGAACGCTGCGTAGTGGTTCTTTAGTACATCTTTTGGTGACTCAGAATGCTGACGTGCCAATACAGGCTTAACATCGTGCATACCAGAGTAGCCATGTAAATTCTCATCGTCCTCTTTTACTGAGGATCCATCAATATTAGACAGGTCATAATCAAACGCTGGCAACTCCAAAAACTCATGGATGCGGTCTAACTGCGCCTTTGGGTTAGACAATAGGTCTTCGTACTCTACAAACAAGAAACACTCAGGCATGAACTGGTAGCCTTCTTGCAGTGAGATATATGCCGCCTTTAAATGGTCAGCAAGCTGTCCAGAGTGCATAAACTCATCTAAATCTTCAGGTTTGGCAATACGCACAAACGATGCCATACAGTCAGGCACGGAACGAACAGTAGCAATAATCTTAGGCTTATGCTGTAGCACTTGGCTCATAGCTTGCATAATAACGGGTACGGGCCAACCACGACCTTTATCAATAATCACAGGCTTATCAGTAGATTCGTAGAACGCATCAATCGTGCCACGCATAGTCTGCGCTAGGAGTTTGCGCTCTGGGTCATTTTCATTCAGTAGTCCAGCGGAGTGCCAAGTATTTGCAAGTCCATCTAAAGCATGAACCAACCCAGAAGTGGTGCTGACGTGCGTCTGCGGATTTTGGTTAAGGATTGCCGCCAAGACTGTAGATCCTGAACGTGGAATGCCTGATAAGAAGTGCAATGTTTTTTTCAAAACGTTATGTCCTTTATGTTGTTAAGCGGTTACTGCTATACCTACCACATAGTAGGTTCCTGCTGCGGCATTTAGCCAAGTGGTTAAAGAACCAACTTGTTTTGGGGATGAGTACGCTGTTGTGTTGCCTAAGCCCAATTGCCCATAAGTATTTTGCCCCCAACCCCACAAAGTTCCATCTGTTTTAGTAGCTGAGGCAAAATAATTTCCTGATGATACATTGAGCCAATTAGTTAATGCACCGACTTGCTTAGGAGAAGAATAATCTGTTGTGTTATTTAATCCAAGTTGACCAAAATTATTTTGACCCCATGACCATAATGTGTTATTTGTTTTTACTGCCATTCCATAAGAATACCCACAAACAACATTTAACCAAGTTGTTAAAGATCCAATTTGTTTTGGAGAAGAATATGAGGTAGTGTTTCCTAAACCTAATCTACCGTTTGCTCCATACCCCCAAGACCACAACGTGCCGTCAGTTTTAGTTGCTAATGCCCAAACACTTGATCTTGCAGTAGATATATTTAACCAATTTGTTAATGTGCCAACCTGTACGGGTGAAGAATAGTTTGTTGTATTTCCAAGACCTAATTGACCATTAGCGTTGTAACCCCAAGACCAAAGAGTTCCGTTAGTTTTAGTGGCAAGTGTGCAATATTCACCACCAATAACAGAAAGCCAGTTTGTTAAAGCACCAACTTGCTTGGGGGATGAATAATCTGTGGTATTTCCCAACCCAAGTTGTCCTTGAGCGTTTCTTCCCCAAGTCCATAAAGTGCCATCAGTTTTAATAGCAGCAGTATGAGAATATCCTATTGATACTTTAGACCAATTAGATAGTGCGCCAACTTGTTTTGGTGAAGAATAGTTTGTAGTGTTTCCAAGACCTAGTTGCCCTCGATTGTTTTGCCCCCATGCCCATAAAGTACCGTCTGCTTTAATAGCAAGAGTAGAAAATACTGTAGAAATGCTTGACCATGTGGTTAAAGAACCAACTTGTTTAGGCGAAGAATAGCTAGTTATATTTCCTAATCCAAGTTGTCCGTAGTTACTAATACCCCATGCATACAATTTAGGCGTAGGCGGAACAGCCCATGTACCAGAGGCAACGGCATCAGTGGCTTGGCTTGTTGTCCAAACGCCACCGTATTGGATGTAGGGTTGCGGAAAAAATGCCATATTATCCTAGAGCTATCGTAAAACCGTCACCACCAGATGCGGTGAACCAAGTTGTCAATGCACCAATTTGTTTTGGAGAGGAGTACCCCGTTGTGTTTCCAAGACCCAATTGCCCTTGACCATTAGATCCCCAGCACCACAATGTACCGTCTGTTTTTATTGCTAAAGAAAAAGCTGATGGCGTTCTAGGCAAAATTATTTTTGACCAAGTTGTTAAAGACCCAACTTGAATTGGTGAACTTTTTTGGTATGTATCACTGTTGCCTAATTGACCACTAAGTGCATTACCCCACATCCAAAGCGTACCATCGGTTTTAATTGCACCAGAAAATCCATTGTAATTGGCAGCAGCCACTCGTAACCAAGTTGTAAGTGCTCCAACCTGTACAGGAGATGATCTATATGCTGTGCTTGATGTTCCTAGTTGACCAAGGTTATTTTTGCCCCAAGCCCATAAAGTTCCGTCAGTTTTTGCGGCAATTGTATGATACCCTCCAGCGGATACATCTAACCAAGTAGTTAATGCGCCTACTTGTACTGGTGAGGATAAATTTGTTGTATTGCCTTGTCCTAATTGACCTTGACCATTGACACCCCAACTCCACATAGTTCCGTCTGTTTTGATAGCAAAAGATGCATTAAGTCCTGCAGAAACTTTTGACCAAGTAGCTAATGTGCCTACTTGCACTGGCGATGATCTATTTGTAGTATCTCCAAGACCTAACTGCCCTACATTATTTATACCCCATGACCACAGAGTGCCATCGGTTTTTATAGAAAGAGTAAATTGATATCCTGTAGCAACGCTAGACCAGTTTGTAAGCGCTCCAACTTGAACTGGAACAGAATAATTCGATGTGTTTCCAAGACCTAACTGACCAGTACTGTTTAAACCCCAAGCCCACAATGTGCCATTGTATTTAACGGCTACAGAGAAGTATCTACCACTAGATATATTTAGCCATTCAGTTAATGATCCAACTTGTTTAGGAGATGAATAATTAGTTGTATTGCCTAAACCTAAATCTCCATAAGTACCACGACCCCACGAATATAAATTGTAGGCGGTATAAGATGGTGCAGGAGCAGTCAGCGGGTTAAACGCTCCGTCCTGTAGCCAAGCTCCTGTGTAACGCAGGGACATATTAGGTTATCGCTTCAAAGATTGCTGTGTAGGTCAAAGCACTTGCAGTGCCTGATGTCACACCAACAGATTGATTCTCCGTGATATACAGATCAGTAGTTTTGTCAACTATGATGAGTGAAGCGTTTGCTGGCACAGAGATCTGATAAGAGATATATCCAATGACTGTAGCAGAACCGAATGTAGCGTTGTTACCTACACCGACTGTAGCGTATGCCGCAGAAGCTGTTGTGTTAGACACAATCAAGCCAGTAATCTTGTTAACGGTTCCAGATGCTGGCGTTAAACCAGTAAGTGATGTTGTGCCGTTATATGTCCAACTGGTTGTTGCACTAGTGGTGGATGGAACCACATAGGCAGTATTGCCATTAATCGTGGTTAGTGCCGCTATATTTGGATTTGCCATAATTTAGTCCTTAAAATCCTAATGTCATTGTAAGAGCAATTACTTTTGCTTGTGAAATACCTGCGCTAACTGTAGCCCAAGAAGCTGTTGAACCATCAGTTGTCAAGTATTTACCATTTTGACCTGTTTGGCTTGGCAGAGCATTGACTGTTGCCCATGAGGTATTAGTGCCATCTGTAGTTAAATACTTGCCAGAGTTGCTAGTTTGGCTTGGTGCTAATGTGTTAAACGCTGTTGTTGCTGTTGTCTGTCCTGTACCGCCAGAAAGTATAGGCAATGCTGTACCTAAAGTTAATGAACTTAAGTATGTGGTTACATCAACTACGTTAGTCCCGTTATTAAAGACAAACATAGTTTTTCCAGCGGGAACAGCAATTCCTGTGCCTGTTGTATTTTTTACTGTAACAGCATCAGCTAATCCGTTGTTTATTACATATAATTTTTCAATTTGGCAACCTGAGCCAAGAATTAAATTTCTTGCCCCACCAGAAGTACCTGTAAGGTTTAAACGCAGGTTACGAGCAGTTTGAGCCGCATTACTGTCTGTAAGGGTAATTGTTACGTCTGCGCTTGAGAAGGCAACGTCTGCTGATCCTGTAATAGCTTCGGTAATTGCAACAGAAAAGTTGTTATTGGTAGTGGAACCCCACGTACCTGTTTGGTCACCTGTACCAATCAGCTCTATTTTAAGATCACTATATGTGGATGCCATAATCCGTCCTTACGCTATTTCAGCCCAATTGGGCGTTTGTGTGTCAATAATACCACTCCAATTTGCAATTTGCGAGTCATTTATAGGTGTCCAACTAGGCGTTTGGCTGTCATTGATTGTAATCCAAACAGCCACTGAAGTCACGCTTGCTGTACAGCTAACTCCTACAACAAATACATTGGTTCCTATACCTACAGTAACGCTACCAACTTGCCCTAAAGCTTGCAGACCTGTAACTTGTACAGCTCCACTTCCAGTTATAGAAACAGACCCTACTGAACCTGTAGCTACAACTGATACATTTCCCCTGCCCCAAGCAGCTGTGCCCCAGCCTTGGCTACCAAATCCGCCTAAAGCTATGCTGACATCACTCATGCTGCCGTCCTAATAATTGTCCAGTTTGGAGTTTGATTATCATCAATTAATCCCCAAACTAACACTGATCCAACCTGTCCTGTGCCCTGCACCCCTGTTACGCTAACACTGGCAGTAGCAGTAGTTGTTACACTTCCAGCTCTTCCTATAGCCTGTACGCCTGTTACTAGGACTGGGATACTAGGGGTAACTACTACCGTTCCTACAGCTACCGTACCAGCTACGCCTGTAACGTTTACAACTGCAGCGCCTGTTACGGAAGCATTGCCAACCAGTATGGTTCCTGCTACTCCTGTAACAGAAACTCCAGTGCCTTGTTGAACAGTTACTGAACCAACGCTACCTGTAGCAGTTACACCTGTAACTGAAACATCTTTACCTATTGAAACCGTTGCTGCACCAACAGAAGCTGTAGCAGAAACTCCAGTTAAATTAACTATAAGAGCACTACTAACCGTTACACTGCCAATTGCTCCAGAACCGCTAACACCTGTTACAGAGACATTGGCACTAGCCGTTACGGTAACAGAACCAACACTTCCTGTACTGGATAGACCAGAAACTGAAACATCAGCCCCAGCTTGTGCTACAACAGACCCTACAGAAACTGTTCCTAATACGCCTGTAACACTAACATTTGCTACGCCAGTAACAGTTACGCTACCAACTTGTCCCGTACCAGAAAGCCCTGTTGCATTAACAACTGCCGTTCCAGCTATCGTTACACTACCTAACTGCCCAGTAGCAGAAACCCCTGTTAGGTTTACTACTGCATTTTGTTCTGCCTGTACGGTTACTGAACCTACTTGTCCTGTACCTGTTACTCCTGCACTACCTTGTCCCCACGGGCTTTCGCCCCACCCGCCATAACCCCACCCGCCTAATGGAACCTCTACGTCAGTGTAGTCACTTCCCCAAGGACCGCCACTCCACGCACCGCTTCCCCAGCCCGAATAAGTTGGCACTTAGCCATCCCTAGGCTATGCGGATAATAGCGTTGCTTGCGTCTGCCGTTGGGAACACAATCGTAAATGTACCTGATGTGGAGGTTTTAGCACCGCCAAAATCTAAAATACATACAGCTGGATTACCCGCAGCGCTACTGTTATAAATCATTGCGCCATAAGAAGTAATGGTTGCAGTAGTAAATGACAAGTCATTAAAGTCAGTAAACGCAGTAGTGCCAGAAGAGGTTGGGGTAATATTCGTTAATGAACCGCCACCCGCAGTATATGAACCAGAAGCAGCTACTTCGTTAGTCGCTGTATAAGCCGTTGTAGCAGCTGTAAACGATGCTGAGTTATCGTATAGAGCCAGTTTAAACGTGTTACCTGTGCTGGCTGTAAAGTTGTGCGTAGCCGTCATTAGCTGCGTTTTGAAGCTGGTGCACATAAAATTGCCTGTAAAAGCCATGATGGACTCCTATAAAAGTTTAATTAATTCGGGATGACCAGCTTCTCTTAGCTTGTGGGCTAGTGTTACTCGATCAAATTTTACCGCTTCATTCATGTAAAAAACTAGCACTTCCCGAATATGATTACGAAAGGCAACTGCTTGCTCTCTAACCAAGGGATGAGACTGATCCCCCACCTGAATAATTTTATCTAATGCCCGTTCAGCAACTTCTTCGGTGGTAAATCCGCCAAAGTCTTTGGTTGCCACGTGAATCCCGTTGGATTCGCCTAATCCTTGTACGCTAATCATTTAACTGGGTACCTTACTTGTCCACTTCTGTATGCGTCTTGACGGTTCTTGCCATCGCCCAACTGCTTGAGTTCTGCCATTGCATCGTCATAACGAGCCTTGTAAACATTCATTGTATCAGCGTCTGACTTCATAAACAAAGCCGCTTCCAGCAAAGACCCATAAAGCAATGCAGAGTCAAAGTTTGTTCCAAGCCATGTTGTACCTGCAGTCACAATAGACTGCGGATAGTAGAAATAATGCAGTTCTGTAGCGTAGTTAGCGTCTGGGGTAGGTCCAACAATAAAGGTGTTATCGTCAAAAACAGCGTAATACTCTGGTTTACCGTAAAAAGTTGCGTCTGTATCAGGAAAAGACTCACGGATAAAGTTAACATCTTTATTTAGTAGGTAACTAGTCTCATTTGCAGTGTTAATTACTGCCAAACTAAAGGTTGATAACCAGTCTGATGGAGTTGCTAAGAATCTATTTCCTGAAGTAAAGTTACCCGTCACATTCTTGCGAATGGCAGGTAATTGCACCATATTGTAAATGCGCTGCTCCGCCAGCTGCACAAAACGAGCAATCTGGTCAGCAGACGTAAACGACCCTACGGTAGCTGGGAAGTCGTTCTCAGCAAACCCTTTAATCGCAGAAGTTAACTGCGTGTAATTCATGCCATTGGGCCTCTGGAGGTAAACCCTTTGGTGGCACAGCCAGAACCACGTTGTTTTATGCCAGTAGTTTTAACATCATTACGATCTGGATTACCTGCGCTAACACGCATAGCACCGCTTTTAGGCGTTACTTCGCTAGCTGACAGTGTATTTGGATCACGAGTTACTTTACTTGGTTCTTTAGCATTCATAGTTTTACCGTCCATAGTGTGTGGTTTGGCATAGACTTGGGCATTGCCAACTTCTTTACCCATAACCTTTTGAGAAAATTTAGCCATTATCTGCCTCTTCCAGCTTTCTTCTGGTTTGCTACACGAGCCAAGTTACGGCCCATATCTTTCATAGCCATAGAGCTAACACCCATTTTCTTGCTAGCACCCTTCAAACCCATTACTGTCGGACCGCTATCGCCTAAATTTTTACCAACGGTTTTACCCTTGGATTCAATACCGTTTGCGCCTTTTTTGAATGACATAATAAACTCCTAAGTTATTGTTACTGTTACGCTACCTACCAAACAAGATGGGGCAAGATCATTGGGTGTTAATCCGTCATCTCTAGCACCGCCAACAGGGTTCCATCCCCATTGAAACACTCTACTACCACCCTGTGGGACCCCAGCAGCATTTGGGTTAACGCTATTTGTTAATATTACCTGTAAACCGTTGTTTCCAGAAACTGTATAACTTATATCTGGTCTTGGATCCCTTACTGCTTGTGGATCATTTACTGGGTACATACCTAATTGCAACTGCGGATGATCTGGATCCCAACAAGCAGGACAAACTTTAATTTTAAAAGGTTTTGTTTTTACCGTCTGCGTCTTAAGTACCTTTAGCTTATATCTAAAATTACATCTATCACATTGAGCAATCGAGTTTTTGCCAGAGGCATACTGGCTAGGCATAGAATAAGTTCCTTGGAACAAATCTCACGGGCGCCTTATCTCTATCCTCATCTGCTGCTAGTTGGAATTGCTGCTCATAATCAGTTTTTAACATCATTATTCTATTTGGATCTACACCTGGCAATTTAACGCTTAATTGGTATGCTAAACCAGCTACCATGCAAGGAATAAAGCGGAAAGGAATGTCTTGTTCTCTAACGCCAGTTCCAGCGTCTTGAATCCTACGCATACGGTAATAAACAAACGTATATTGGTCACCTGGAGAATTAGGGGTAGGCCATATATTTATACATGGCAAATATTGAACAGTTACTTCTGCGCCATTAGTATGGGAAGCTGCAGTAGTTCCATTTTGACCACGGGCGCAATTAGTTAGGACATTTCCAAAAATATTGGGATAGCGTATTGTTTCATTATCAATTTTTACAAAGCCAGATGAAGGAAGATCAACTACAGAAGCTACTGTAATAGAAGTAGCTGAAGAGCTAATTGTTCCA